TAGCCAAACTTAATTGTTCCGGCTAATGATAATGTTTGTGCCCAATCTAAAGATTTATTACCAGCGGGGTTATTTAATAATGCACTTATTTGTAATTGGCCGCCACTATTAAAAAAGTGTCTACGGTGGTTTGCATTCCTAAAACGTACTCTTACTTCATGTGTTAATTTAAAATCCCAAGGTCTTACTCTAAAGAAGCTTTCGCCTGTTTCTTCTACTGCCATTGAATCGTGAACAAGAAATTTATCTCGTTCAACAAGACTCATCATACGTTCAAAGTCACGCATACCTAATAATTCGCCGTCTGGATCTTCAGATTCAACAGCTAGGTCTGAAAAGAAATTACTAGTTTCATCCGCTATAAGATTTAGATTAGGTTTTAGTCTAGCATTACGAACTGTGTTTGTAATTTCTTCATTTTCGTATCCAATTTGGTGGATTCTCGCTCGTAATATATCAGTATAAAGCTCATTAATATTTTCAGCAGTAGCAATATTTCTGTTACTTTCGTTTAATATCGAAACTTCACTGCTTGATACACGCCCGCCATATCCTGATATGCCTTGGCCGTACCCTGACTGGGCATTACCGCTGCCCAGTATAGATGATAATCTTTTTTGTAAAAGGTTAAACCTTGATGCTGTAATTATATCAGCAGCCATTTATTTTTCCTTATACTTTAAGAACGCACTCTACTAGTTTTTCATTTTCATCTAAGTTTGTTTCTAGTGCTACGCCAACTAGTGCAGTAGTTTCGATAGTGCGACATACACCTTCGTTCCATGCATATACTGCTTGGCCTTTTTTGACTGGGCCATTTACTCTTACAGGCAAACGTCCTTTAAGTCCAATGTACTGTCCTTCAGCTTCGCAATTCATCATTAATGCAGGATCTGTTGATACTACACCAATGCAAAGATTACTTGCTCTTGCTGGCATTACTTCATACTCATCTTTAATTGAAACTGCAACTGCTGTTCCTGCTGGTAGTTCTGTTTCTGTTGTATATTTTTCTGCAAGGTCAGCATAACGAGCTTGTGTTGCTGTACCAGTAATAACATTTGCTGCCATATTACCTGCACTATCTCTTGATACAATCTTGTTTGCTGTAGCAGCAATCGAAGCTGACTGGTAAGGCACTGTAGCATTATCGTCTACTGCTAATAGTGCAGATTGATCTGCTTCGCCTTTGAATGCAGTAGCATGTACTTCGCTAAATTTATAACTTGCATTACCCAGTGTAATGTTGTTGTTTGTAAATGGAGCTAGTTCATTATGTTTTACAACAATTGATGTTGTTCCTGTGCCGCTTTCATTAGTTGCTTTAAATCTAATTTCACTACTGTTACCAGTTTGATTTTCAATTACTGCTTTATCGCCGTTTTCGATTGAAAGTTTTAAATCTAATTCATTACCAACTGTTAGCCCTGTGTCACTAAATGTCACTGTGTTTGAAAAACTAGGTGCTGCTGTAGTTACATAATTAGCAGCGTCAATTCCGCCTAATTTTGCAGCATTAGATGCTGTTCCGTGATATTGAAATACTCTTTCTGCAACTTCAGCACTGTTAGTAACACCGTTATCAGCGTTCATAGTCCATTTCATTGTTAAGCCTTTGCGGATTCTATCAAATCCTTCTATTGGATTAACTGCATTTAACGAAAATTCATTAGAGCTAATAATGTATACAACAGTATCATCGATAATTGCTTGAATAATACTTCTTGATGTACCAGTAGTATCTTGCACTTCGGCACTAACCATATTTGTAACACCCGAACCAGCAACCTGTGGTCCTACAAGTACAAAGTCACCAGCAGCGTTTAGCACATATAGCTGTTGTGTACTGTTGTTCCACCAAAAGTCGCCCTCTGATAAACCGTTTGGTGTAACTGCATTAACTTCTGAACCACCTGTAGCTTTCCAGTACCCTACTCCCGGAGATGCATTATCTGCTGCAACAAAATATTTAATTTTGTTTTGCGCTGTGTCGAACCAAATCTGTCCTCTAATAGCTCTTGTAGGTGCATTGCCGCCTGCAAAGTTTTCAAGCAAGAAAAGTAAATTTTCGTTTTGAATTTCGCCGTAGCCTGCATAGTTTTTACCTATGAGTTTAAGGTTAGTTGTTTGATCTAACGTGCCGTCCTCTACAATCGTTAGTTGTGAGTTATCAAATCTATCTATCTGGTATGCCATACTGGTTGTTCCTCTGGTTTATTATATATATTTATCTATTAATACTGTGTTGTCTGTTGGTGAATCCACGTTGGGTTTGTTAAACCTGTGTTTACATCAAAATAATCTTCAATTTCATACTCTAACAATTGTCTATTCGGTGAAGCAAACTGAATATTACTAAACGCAATATCTCGCACAACTGGCTGGTTTTGTGTGCCGCCAGCGTCAACAGCAACGGTTGTAACATTTTTAGCGCCTTCAATATTAATAAAAACACTAGAATAACTATATGTATGAATGTTTGCTACTTTGCCGATATTACGTGTTTCTGCAGGAAATAAATCTTGAATATAACCTGCTAGTGTAGTTAAATATTGCGCATCGGTATCCAAGCCAGTAACGTCAAATGTAAGTGTAAGAGGCGCTGTTAGAAATGAACTATCAACATATATCTTGTTTGCTGCATCTGTGTTTAGCTCAGGTGGTAATAAGTTTCTAATTTTTCTTTGTTGTACTAAATTAATATCGCCGCCAGCACTAATGTTAATATCACTCTGAGAGTTAATATTTAAGACAGTTGTTGACGTAAATGTATTACCGTCCATGTTTAAATTATCAACGTTGAGACTAACTAGAGTTCCTACTCTAACAAGATCATCAGCAAATGTAATATTTTGCAAACTTTCGCCTGCGATTTTAGTAACCCCAGCAATTGTTAATTCGCCATCTTCCTCTAAAATATCAATATTTTTATTAAATGTCCAGCTGTTAGTAGCTTGGCGCCAGACCATAGTCTTATCGCCTTGATTTGATCTTAGTTCAATACCACCGCCGTCAGCAATAGTGTCATCGCCAGCTAAGCCTTCAGCTGTAACAGCAAGTTTAATTGATTTGTCCAAAACTTGTAATGACGTAACTTCAACGCTCAACTGTTCACCTTCAACTGTTAGGTTACCTGTAATTCGACAATCGCCTTCTAAGTCTAGAGTATATTGCGGCAATCTACCAACATTAAATATACCTATTCTACCTTCACTAGCATCAACTCTAATAGCATCAACAATTTGTCCTTGGTTAGCGCCTGAGCGCACACGCAATCTTAAATCACTTGCTGTAAGACTATTTTCAATAAAAAAGTCATTACCCTGGGGACGCATATTTACAAAGGCGTTATCCGGAGTAGAAAACTGTAAGCCTTGTGTGTTTCTTATATCTATGCTACCAAGTGTTAAGCTATCTTGATCGGATCTTAAGAACTGATCAGCTGTAAGAAAGCTCCCATCTGACGTTTTAATTTTACTTGTACTTTCAGCAACACCGATGAACTGAAAGTTTTCTTTTTCATAAACATTAAATCCTTGGAATATAATACCGTTAGGATTGTTATCGTTTACTAGCTGTGCAACTTGATCTTGTAGTGTTGGAATAAATTCTGAATTACTAAACAGACCTACTTCACTGTTTGCAATAAATAATTTTATCACAGCAACATTTGACCCTGTTGTACTTCTAATGTTTTCTACAAATAATCCGCTCTTACCTTGACTAGTTGTATATCCGGGGCCGATTAATAAAGGATCACCAGTGCCATCAAAAAAGTATAGCTGGTCGTTTCTATTGTCAAACCAAAAATCACCTTCTGTTAAATCTTCAGGCTGCGTTGCCTGTACAAACGGCTCGCCTGTTGATTTCCACTGTGTGCCTGTATATAATTTTAATTTTTCGTTAGATGTATCCCACCATAACTGTCCTGTCAACGGATTACTAGGAGCAGCAGTGTTAGAAAAGTTTTCAAGCAATTTAATAAAGTTTTCATTAAAAACTTCACCGTAGCCTCTGTATCCTCTCCCAACTAAGGTTAAGTTAGTGCTGTTACTATCAATTTTTCCGTCTATTAGATCTACTAATATTGTGCCGTCTGTTTTGTTTAGTTGATAGCTCATTCTGAAACTTCTCCGTAGTATATAATATAGTTCAATGATAGGTATGGGTTCATTACATTAAGTGGAACGCTAAGTCCTGCAGATGTGTTTACACCACCGGAGTTTAAAATACCTTGAAACCCTGATGTGCCTGATTCAATCGGCAACTCTACAGTATTAGGATTATTAGTTAATTCTCCTGGATTGTCAGGATCTTCACCTCGTTGTGAAATAGCATAGTATTGATTAGCAGAATTAGTTAACTTATGATCGTGATCAGGTAAGTTTTTAACCCCAATTTCAGCAGCTTGATTACCTAAGCTTGCTCCAACTTTATCTGCGCCAATACCAGTAAATGCAGTACCTTGAATACTAAATGTATTTACACCGTTAGCTAAAACACTTTCTACAGTAATTACTAAGTCGTGCGCAGGTGATGCTCCGCCAAAGATAATACCAGAAATTGATATTCTATCATCTATTTCATATCCATTGCCTGGATTTGTAACTTGTACTGTATATATTCCGTTATTTGTCTGGACTGAGAAAACTGCATTAGTACCAGTACCTTGTGTATTAATGCCTTGTAAGTTAGTAAAGCTTTGTACAGAACTTGTAACTCTGTTAGCAGGTGTTCCGCCCATATTATCTACACCCAAAGGCATACGTCCACGCATGTCTGGTAGTGCAAATGTTGCTGCGCCGCCGTCACCTAGTAAGGTCGGATCTAAAAAGTTATGACCAATTACAGCCCATAAACTAGCATATGCTGATTTATTGACAATCTCTCCGTTACAGATTAACCATCCTTCAGGAGCAGTATTGCCGCCAAACGGTAGTATTGATCCTACAGGTGTAATAGGTACTGTTTTTATAAAGTCATTTTTTGTAACTCTACGTACACCAGTATTACCTGACGTTACGTTTACTAATAATTCATCTGTTCCGGCAACGTTTGCAATTGCATCTCTACTTGAAATAAATGTGTTTTTAATAGATATGTTAAAAGTTTTTTCTTCACCAGTACTTCCGTCAAAGTCAAAGCTTGGTGCTTCTACATCTCCAGATACACTAAACGTAGTGGCATTAGCAAGTTTATTTGCTTTGTCAGCTGTGCCGTTCACTGTGCCTGTGATATCACCTTCTAGTGATCCTTTAAATTTTAAAGCATGTACTGTATCAAACATTTGTGTGTCGGACCCAATGTTAAGTGACTCGGATGTAGATGGTAAAATATTACTAGCTACTGTTGTAACTCCTGTAATAGAAACGTCATTACCTACATTTAAGTTTTCAGCAATGCCTACTCCGCCTGCTGTAACAATAGAACCTGAATTAATATCTGTACTAGATGATGTATTTTCAATAACTATTACGCCACTTGTTGGATCATCTGGAATCGGTGTGACTTTAACATTACCAACGACATGTAATGCTTCATCCGGAGAAGTATTGTTTACTCCGAATGTTCCGTTACTTGCCACTGTTAATACATCATTAAATTTGTCGCCGTCTCTTAAAGAAAAATTAATGTTAGATGCATTTTTACTAGCAATAAACTGTATACTGTCTGTCTCGCCTGCCAATACTTTAATGTTTAAATGATCTTCAGATCCAATCTTAACACCATCATTTGTTTTTACTCTTAGCTGCTGTTCCATAGTTCCAGCAGCGTCAGTTCTAATAAAGTTTTCAGCTGGGACATTTTGTGAGCCAGTTGCAGTTGTAACTACTAAAGATTTTGCTTTTTCAGCTACGCCTTGAAATTTAATCGGATTGTTTTCTTCGAACGGGGTTTCGTCTCTTATGTTAAGACCTTTTGATATTGCACTAAACCCGTCAATTTTAGCCTTTGGTGTAAAATTCTCTGAGCTAAGGATAGCATAAGGAACGCCTTCGACAAATAGAGTAAATATTTCTATAGTTTCTTCTGTAGTAGAAATTATTTCTTCTTTTCTTCCGCCAGTTAGTAGTCCTAGTGATGTTTCTGGTCCAATTAGTACCCATGCTGCACCTGTATAAACAAACAACTGTTGGTTAGTTGTATCGACCCATAAGTCGCCTGCTGTCGACTGTGACGCAGTTGGTCTTGCAGATGATTTAGTAAATCCGCTTGCTGTTTTCCACTGTGTACTATCATAAATTTTTAACTGGCTTTCTGATCCGCCTGTATCGTACCATAGTTGTCCTTCGACTGGAGTAGTTGGTTCGTTAGGTGATGCAAAGTTTTCAAGCAAATGTAAAAAATTCTCTGCAACTGCTTTACCGTATCCAGTAGCTCGTTTGCCTGGAAGTTGCATACTAGTTTCAGTGTTAATTAAGTTATCTTCAACTAGTATAACACCTTTATTAGCTTCATCACTATATCGTACTTCATATGGCATTATGCATTACCTCCTGAAAGACTCTGAATTCTTACCGTATAATCAATTTGGATTAGTCTATTAAGTGACTTTTGAATAGGATGGAAAATTACGTGTGTAATTAATCTACCTAGTGCATCTGCTTCTGCTGATTTACTTCTCAATCCAAGTTCGTCAAACACAAAATTGCCATCCATGTCAGTGGCATTATCAAATGCATCTTGACCGTTTGGTTCACTATAATCCAATAAACAACTTACTAGCACATCAGTATAGTTTGTGCCGCTTACGTGTCTTGTTTCAAGATAATTGTTGTTTGGGTTTTTATTTAAAAGTCCGTCATCTACAACTACCTTTGAATAAGTTTGATTATATAAACTTGCATTAGCACCTGTTGAATTTGGTGTTAAATAAGCAATAATACCTGTTGGGTCAACGCTTGTACCACCATTACCGAAGCTCATTTCGTATATAAAACCTTGGCTCATATTTGCAATACTTTCTGCCAACGCTAAACTCATGTTTTCGTAGTGTATAGCATTTCTTTTTTGTACAAAGATCTCGCCATTCGAAGGGTCATATATCTTAATATGACCTTGCACCGAAACTCCGTTTAATTCGTTTATACTATCCATTATTTTTGTTTCCTATACTGTATTTATTAGTTTCCTGCTCTAAGGAAAAATCCGATACTTGTTTCAGTTTCGGTTATTGACTCGCCTAAACGTTGCCAAATATTACCTTTTTTCCTTACAATCACTATATTCTTTTGTTCAATATTTAATATTGCTGGGCTTTGTATTACTATTCTTGCATTCTGTTGATTGTTATAATATTCTATTACGTAATCTGCAGGAACAATTGAGTCTGCTTCAGGTGAATCAAGTCCAACTGTTGCATCAAACTTAGCAAATGGTTTTCCATTTAGTCTAAGACCGTTTACAAATACTTCAAATTCGTCTGTTGACAAAGGTAAGAAGTTTAAGTTTACTATACTTACATTAGTAGCTGTTTGACTTTGTGTAGTGTCTACGTAAGGTACGTACTTACTAATATCAGCTAAAAATACTTGCTCTCCTTTTGGATGTATATTTGCAACACCTGTGCCCAACGTGCCGCGACGTAGTTGTTTTAACACATTTCCATCTTTTACAAGATATTCAATACGCTCTTTATTAATCATAAGCACACCTGGAATATTTTTTGTTCTGTTTGGTTCAATTAAATTTGTTCCATCTTCGACTTCAATACTTAGGCTTAACTGTGTAATTGGTTTTGCAAGTTTAGTCGGTGGTGTGTCAATGCGGCTATAGATTGTTCTGTTAAGAATATCTTTAAATATTCTGTAACGTACTAACGACGAGTCATCGCCTAATGTACTAACTTGGATATCTAATGTATCTTGCACTTGTCCTGGAACTAGTTCTTCAACACTTTTGCTTGTAGTAGGAGTAACAAAGCTATCACCATCTACAATAATTTCTTCAGCAGTAATACCTTTAGCATTAGAATAATTCATATTGCCGCCGTCGAGATCTAGATCATAAGTTCTTGCATCATAAAGTATACTACCGTCACTTGTAGTTTTTCTTACTATGAATGCTACTCTTGATTCATTAGCACCTAATACCGTCGTTGCTTGTAGATCTTCTAAGTGTAAAATTTGAGTGCTTCCGTCACCAACTAACGTAAGACATGTTGCATCAAGATTAGTTTGCTGTGGCGTGTCGAAGTTTGGATCATCTAGTCTTCTATTTGTTACAACATTACCGTTTACGTCATAACCTACTCTGTAAACATTATAAGCAACATTATCTTCTAATGGTTTATTTAAAACAATCGCACTAGAATCATCCATATAGACAATTTCATCTTCTTGTGTATTTTCAATTTCGTCCCAAATATCGTTAAACCATCCCTTGGTATCCCAACCAAAGTTTGTATCAAATTCAAAGCTCTTAACTTCAACTCCGCCGTAATCAACACCGTCCATAAGTTGTGCAATATCATTACCAAATGCATTTGCATCTGGTGTATATGCAACTTTTATTCTATCAACTGCATTTAACATATTAATATTTTTAGTATAGTTAATTTCAATTAACGCATTATTTGCTGGTGCTACATCAAACACAATTTGACCTACATATCTAGTATAACTTCGTGTTGTATCTTTAATATTATATACATTAAACTGACTTGCTAGTACTTCTTGATTGTTAACTAAAATACTAATTGTATTTTGATCTAAGTTAGCTGGAAAAATTAAGTCAAAAGTAGTTTTACTTCCTGTGCCTGTAAATGTTTCAATTTTTCTCATATCTTCTGCACTTAACAATGGTGTAACACTATTTCTGTCAAACTTAATTGTAGTATTTGCAGTTCTTGCCAACATATCTCCTAGGACAGCAATAGCTGTTGCAGGCGTACCTGCACTATTAGGTGGTGGAGTAATTTTCACTGTTGGTGTTTGGGTATATCCTTTGCCTTTATTTGTGATTACAATATTAGTTATTGTTCCGTAGCCTACATATGCTTGTGCTGTTGCGCCTGTGCCGTTACCGATAATTTCAACTTTTGGCGCAATAGTATATTCAGTCCCTGGATTACTAATAGTAATTTCAGTAATACTTGCTCCGATATTATCTAGCCAATTTTTTCTAGGATATTCGTTTACTAAATCGTTATCAACAACTGCTACTCCATTTTTTAGTTGTACACTTATTGGTGTAACTTTACCAGTATCTACATTGTAATATACTGGTAAATCAAAGTCTGATACTGACGTACTAGCGGTTTCAATTTTTTGGAAATTACTCACAAACTCTCTTATATTAGTTTTGTAAGGTTTTACTTCCTCGATATATCTTTTATAGTTTTCTAAATTATCTATATTGTAGGTTAGATCTTGATCTAAATTTCCTGCTAGATGCTTGACCTTAATAAAGCTAGTTTTGAAGAACCAATCTGGATTTTGCTCAGTAAGAATATACCTTAATGTTGCAATGAATAGTTGATTATATTCAATACGCAAATCTTTAATTAGTAATGCATCGCGGATAGTTTCTAATATTACTCTTAATTCAAATCTAGGATCGATATCAAACAAGAACGAATCAAAACTCTTATTATCAAATCCAGAGTTTGAAGTTTCGTTTCTATACAGATTATCTTTAAATTGTATTGTGCCGTTTTCTCTACCAACAGTTTTATAATCGTTTTCAGTATTAGTGTTTACTTTTTCAAGCAATGACCAACCACCTGTGCCGACTGAGTTAACTTTTATAATATCCCCTAGTTGATCGTCAATAAATGATAATTCGTATGTACTATTAATTGTATAATCAGGATTAGTTAATACACTGTATTCTGTATCGTACCAGTCAATATAAGACCAGTATTTTGTTATATCATAACTTTGTACTTTGATTCTATTCCATTTTAATTGTTCATTGTCGTAAGCATAAATGCTCCATTTATTATCAACTTCTGAGTCAGATTCTACAAGCACACTGTGTCTTCTAACATCAATTTGTGTTGTATTGGCATAATTCTTGCCGCCGTAAATTACTTGAACTGTTGTAATTTGGCCTAGATTATTTAATCCGATATCAAATCTAGCATCTTCACCAAAGCCATTTATTTTATAAGAAGGTGCAGTTTTATAACCTCTACCCGGATCTATAATTTTAACTTTAGTAATTTTTCCGTTTATAATAATAGGTTCTAGTTTTGCTTGTTTTACTTTTGTTCCTACTAGCGATAGTTGATCTAACGAATCAATTTTAACGTCATATACTCCTGATTCAAATGTTGGTAACGGATCTTTTTGATCTATTGCGCTTATATTAAACTTTTCGATAACTAATTCGTTGCTTAAAACTACATTAACTCTTTCAATAAATTCTTTAAGAGCTTCTCGTCTGTTTTTAAACATACCTTGTCTAGGTGTAGACTGTACACCGTATTTTTGTTTCTCTGTTAAATTAACATCAGGAATAGCTCTATTGTTTATGTCAAACCCAATTAAACTATCAAACCATTTTAATTCAATATCAGCAGATGGTCCGCTAGTATCTAATCCGTCTGTAATTAATTTATATGCACTATGACTATTTTGTTTATCAATATTAGTATTACTATATCTTATTGCTAGTACAACGTCAGTATCATATACAAGCCCGTTGCAGTTATTTAAAACAATTCTATTACTTGATAACATACTTAGATATCTGTAGCCTTGCTGCCTTGGTACAGCGATTAATCTAGCAATGTCTAGTGTTGTAAGAGTTCTATTTGTTTTTGCAGGAATAATTTTTGCATTCTTTACCCAATAGTAATACTTTTCAGAGAACGTTTGGCTTTGTTCGTTAAACACAAACTTCTTACTATACTGAGAATCGCCATATAGTGTTTGTCCTGTAATACCTTGTGCTATTCCATCAGTTGTTTCTGATAGTTCATCCCATTCACTTGGAAGGTAATCAGTTTCTACCCATTCGCATACATCAACAGTGGCGCCGGGCTGTAATTCATTCCAGTTGTCTCGTTGATAATTGATATCGCCTTGGTATGGATATGTAAATGTAGACGTACCGGTATTCCACCATACCATACCTACATGATTTTCTTCCCAATAAAATGTATCAGCAGTATCGCCAACATTATAATATGCTGGATCAAATGGTACTTTGAAATTAATA